GCATAAACGCTTCCTCGGAGTCGGTGGTGTTTACAAGTTGCTCTCTCAGTTGCGGGTTGGTCTTTTCAAGCAACGTCGATAGTTGCCCCTGCCCGGAGCGGAGGAGACCGAGCCTGTTGTTCATAGCCTTGAAAGATTTTTCCAGGTTCTCCGTCGAAACTCCCTGCCGGTCAGCCGCGAAGCGAAGTTCCTGCAACGCCTCGACGCCAAGTCCTAACTGCCGCGAGGTTTTCGCGATTTCGTCGCCCGCTTCAGCAAACGACGTGATAGACCGCGCCACGGCTCCGCCTGCAAGCGCTGCACCGGCTCCCATCATGAGCCCTCGCAGACGTGACAGGCTCGCGCCGATACCCTGAAAAGAGCGTTGCGTAGACCTGCCGAAGCCGGTAACGCGGTTTTGCATCCGCTTCATCGGCTTTGACATACGGTCGACCGCTTGGAATGTCGTTGCTACTGTCGGCCTACCTGCCACTTGCAGCTCGCTCCTCTGCCTGCGCTATTTCTAAAACGCCGTCGTACCAAAACCTGAGCCGGGAGACCGGTAGCCTCCAAAGCTCGCCCTCAGAAAACCCGAAACGATAGGCGACGGCCCAAAGCATCCGCTTTAGGTCATCCGCCGCCATTAGCCGCAAAAAGCGAGCACTCCTAGTGCGGCGTTTGCGTCGCGGGCTTTGAGCCTGTCGAGCACGCCCGCCGGTTGCCCGGTGCAAGCCGCGAGAAGTTTTATCGATTGCTCGGCCTCTTTGCTTGCAAGGGCTTTGCGAAGCTGCCCCATGTCCGGCTCGGAGAGTGTTAGTTCCTCCACGCTATCGCCGTTCGCAAGCTCGACCGGGCGGATGAGGGAGAGCAAAAACTCTCCCGTATCTGCGTCGAAATCGAGCCGCCCTGCGCGTATCGCCTTGAGAATCGGCGCTTCCTCATCCTCGGAAAGCTCGACGTCGAAATCGGCTTCCCACGTTTTGAGCATCTCACTTGCCGCTTCCGCTGCTACTTTGCTCATAGCTTCTCGAAAATCGGCCCGCGCATGGCAAGTTCTACAGTGCCGTCGCCACCGTTGAAATTGAGATCGCCCTCAATTTGCAGCGAGCCGGAGTAGGTGTCGCCGTTTGCAAGCGTGATGTTCACCGGCACAAGCTCCTCGCCGTTGGCTACAGCCTGCATCGCTTCATAATCCGACTCAGCGCCGGAGATTGACAGCGTTAGGCCATCGAAGCCGCCGAGCTTGCGGTTCTGATTTGTGTGTATTCCTCCGTTGCCGGTTGCAAGATTTTCGTTAGTCCAGCCGGAGAGAATAATTGTTACTGAGCTATCGGGAGCGGGGTCGTACTCCCGCCCGTTAATGCTCACCTGTCGCGGGTGTCCGCCTCTTGGCATTTATCTACCCTCCTCAGCCGGTTACCGGCGCAAACTCAAGCTTGACCGCCATGACTCGGAGCCCCTCGGCGATAACGACCGGCAGAAGCAGGTCTATGCGCCCGGAGTTTCCGGAGTTGATGTTAGCGGTGATTCCCTCTACCGTAGCGTCCCTGTCGGCAATCAAGCCGCGAGAGGTCCAGTCATCGACAAGAGATATAGCGTATGCGACTACGGTTCGGGGTCTAATCGCGTAGGTCGGTCCCGGCGGGTTGTCGTCGCCGATAACTACAGCCTGATCAAATGGCGATCCGGTGAACGTCGTCTCCGCCGCGTATGCCATGAATTGCAGAGCGCCGATGGTAACAGTCCATCTCCAATCGTCGGTATCCGCTCCGCTCTCCGCCGTGGTGCGAGTAGTCACGAGGTCGCCGATGGAGACCCTGCCGCCGGGTAGATTCTTGGTCCAACTACCGCCCGCTTTTACCGTGGTATCACGAGTCGAGTAGGTCAGATCGTTATCATCGTCGGCGACGACTCCGGGGAGAATCTGATTTTTCGCGGGTCGTCCGGGGTTGCTCTGTTGCGTAGCCGCAACTACGCCCGCCGCCGATGCCGCGATTTCATACGCCGGAGTTGGCGAGCCGTGAACCGGCACCATGGTAGTCCATTGCGAATTGCGAGAGCCCAAGGCGGTTTGCAGATTGCCGTTAGTGTCGGTGTAGCCTACAAACCCTGCAAAGAACCGCTTGACGCCCGGAGCGTAGCGAGTATCCCCGGCAGATTCGAGAGCGCCTATCGACGTAGTGTCGAGGTAAGGGCAAACTATTTCGGTGTACCACGTATCGCCGAGGTTGCCGAGCGCAGTATCGATAGCCGGGTTAGTTGCTCCGGAGCTCATCGCCGTAGTAGAGAGCGTAAGCCCTGCCGGTACTGCGTCGTCGTCGCGCCGGTTGCTGTCGAGATCAATCTGATTTCCCGCCTCACCGGCCCACCGTGCGGTAAGCGTGACCGTTCCGGTAGAGTTGGAAGCGGTTACCGGTAGATCAAGGTCGGCGTTAATTGCCGCCTCGATTGCGTCGCCTACTGCCGTAGCCGCGTCTCCATCGGTTACCGCAACTTCAACGCGCCTGCCCGCAACGTATAGCGCAAGCGTTCCGTCCGCCGTGGCGGTTCCGGATATTGCAAAGCTTCCGCTTGCAGCTGTAGCGTCGCCATCGTCGGCTACCGGCAGAGCGTAGACTTGCACGCCACCTCCGGAGGCGAATACTCGCTCAATCTGCGCCGCAAGGAGGGAGCCTCGACCGTATCGGTCCCATGCGTCCTCCTTGTTAAGGATTAGCTGAGGCTCATTGTCCGTAGGTGATTTGCCGCTGTTGTACTGCCCAATTACGAGGACGCGGTGCTGTATGAGCGGGCTCCCGCCTCCTCGATTGACGTTTTCAACCTCGACAAACGTCTGCGATGCCGCCGCATTGTTAGGCACGCTGTTAAACGTTATCGTTGCCATGTCAATCTCCTATCGTGTAGAGACCGGTCCACCGGTCCGCGTCCACGTAGATTTCTGATAGAGCCTGCCCCGTTAACGTGGTCGGCTCCCATCCCATAGTCAGAGAGAAAGTCACGCGGGCTGCCGCGATTGCTCCCTCTGTCTGTAGTGCGTCCGGTGGTAGCGGTTCTACTCTCGGCCCACCGTCGCGCTGTATTTCGTTGTCGTTAAATCCGAGGCTCCAGTTGTCCGGATCATGCGTCGCCCTAAGCGCCTGCGTTATCAAATAGCGCAGTCTCACGTTAGCTTGTTCCGCCGACGTCTTGCCGGAGCTTGCAGCGCCTTTGGTTACGCAATCGAGGTAGTATTCCGCCGATTGTTGGTAGTAGACTCCCGAGCCGGAGCTTCCCGTATCGACCGATACCGGCCCGAGGTACACAAGCACGTATGCTCCGTTCCCGAGCTGCCCTATGCGCCGGTAGTTGTCGGCGATAACCTCGAAGTTTCGCCCGGAGTCGATAGCGGCCTCCGCCGTAGCGTAGTCGGTCAGCGCCGTAACGATTCGGTCAAATGCTACGTCGAACGTGTCCCGTACCGTGCTCATTCGGTCGCCTCGATAAACAGCGTCACAAGTCCTACGGTCCGCTCTATTCGCACGTCCGAGCTAACCCGCCCGGATACTGTTGCGCCGGTCACGTCCGTAGTGGATACGCTCCATCCCTCAGCCGGTATAGTCGTCAGCGATGCAATCGGAATTGTGCAAGATGTCCACGGGTCATTATATGGCGTCTGCGTGTCCGGCTCGATTTTTACATCAGAGCGGAATACTGCGCCCCTTACGGTTACCGGAGATTCCCCCGGCTCCGTGAGCGTTATATCCACGCCGTCGCGGTCAATGAGATCCTTAATCACGCCATCTTGCCCGAAGATGCTCACTCGCTCTCTTCCTCTTGCCTCGGCTGCCGTTTCGGCTTTTCAATTTTGACCGATCCGGATTTCCCGAGCCGCTCAAACTCAGCCTGTGAGATACCTAAGGATTCCGGAGTAACCTCCGCGCCCTCTGCGAGCACCTCTCTGCCCATGCTGAGCGTACTGCCCGGAGTGATTACGCCCTTCATGCGTTATCCGCCTCCGGTTGCTCGGTGCTTTCTTTGCTGTCTTTGGCTTTCCGCCCCGGCTTCTTGACGATTTTCACGCGGCCCTTCTTTTCGTAAGACTTCGCGATTTCATCTTTTAGCTCGGTTTGGTAGCCGTTGCTAAATACAACTTTGGTCATTGCTCCCCCTTAGAGCGAGGCGGGAGCCGAAGCCCCCGCCGTTGCTGTTAGCTGTTGTCGGTCTTTACCGCAAGGTGCGGGATGCCGTAACCAACCGCGCCGCGATAGTCGGCAGTAAAAATCCACTGCTTAGTCCCGGCCTTCTTTTCCATGTCATTCTGCGCGTTTTGCCGAAGCTGGTAGATAAACGGCTTGACGGGCTCATTGGTCGCAAAGAGATACCAATCATCGGCGTCGTCTGCGTCCAGCCGAGGGTCGCCGATTACCTGAAAGCGCCCGGAGTACGGGTTAAAGGTCTCAATACCACCGGAAACGGTCGGGTCGGAGGTAGACTGCACGAGGCGACGAAAATCATTTTCCATTGCTACCGGACAAACGATGGTATCGCCACGAATTCCAAGAGGCTCACCCTTGTCATCCTCAAACTGCGCCATGGCGACCAAAGCCGAGTTTAAGTCGGCTTCCATCTGCGCAAGCGTAGTGCCGGTTCCGCTAAGCAGGTTATCGATGGTCCGGTCTCCGGAAGCGTTGGAGAAAAACGCTACGCCATCGAAGGCGGTGTTGCTGTCGCCGTTAATCACTGCCTCGATAAGCAGCTTTTCGGGATGCCGGAGAATCCGCCGTGCGAGTTGCTGAGCAAGGGTCCGAAGCACGCCGGTTTGGTCGTCCTCGATGTTGTTCTGATGGATAAGCACAGAGGCGACGTAGTCCCGGTTTTTCAGGATGTAATCGTAGTCCTC